GCATCAGTTACAGTTTCAGCAATTGGTGGTGGATTTGCCTCAGGTGATACTATTACAATACCACAAGCTACTTTAAGAAATTATATTGGAACAGGAACAACAGGAGATTTAGTATGTACTTTAATAGCTGGTAATATTAATACATCAACAGGTTTTACTTTAAGAGCTTTAGTAGCAGCTGATAGATTAATGACTCCTATAGATGTTACTATTGCAAGTGGAGGAAGTGGTTATTCTGTAGGTGATACACTTATAGTTTCAAAATCTTTATTTACTCCAACTGATTATAATTCAACAAATGATTTAATTTATACATTAACAACTGATGACTTTGCAGCTATTGGAGCTAAAAGTTTTTGGACAATGGAATGTTTACCTACTTCATCAATAATGTTTTCAAGTCCAAATTGTTCAGGAAGTCAATTTAATGGATTATTTGAGCAAGATATAGAATTTATTTCAGTATATGCTATAAGTTCAAGTGTAGATGTAGAATATGTATTAGTTAATGCTCCAATAGCAACTAATTAAAAAATAAAAAATAAATTATGGCAAACATACCAATTTGGCCCGGTTCAAGTTCATTTCATCCAGGAGATACTCCATTTGGGTTTTACGATAATGATCCTACATTTGAAAAAGATGCAGATAAAGTTTGTACTTTTGTTACTAGAAGATTAGGATATCCTTTAGTAGAAATTGAATTACAAGCAATAAACATATATGCTGCTTTTGAAGAAGCAGTTACTGTATATGGTAATGAATTATATGCTTATAAAATTAGAGAAAATTATTTAACTTTAGAAGGAGCTCCTTCAAGTATAGATATAGAAGAGTCAATTGTTACACCTAATTTAGGTCGTATAATTGATTATTCAGAACAATATGGGGCTGAAGCAGGAACAGGTGGTAATATACCTTGGAGAAAAATGGCAGTTCCATTAACTTCAAGTGTACAAGATTATGATTTAGATAATTTAGCAGCCCAAAATGGATTTAGTCAAAGTAATGACATTGAAATAATGAGGGTGTTTTATGAAGCTCCACCAGCGTCAGCATTAATGGCTAGTTCATATGATGGTTTTGGATTTGGTTTAGGAGGATCTGTAGCAGCAGGAATTGATGGTGTAGGAGGATTAGGTGGAATGGGTTACGGAGGTGGTTATTTAATGATGCCTTTAAATTATGATATGCAAATTATTCAACAAATTGAATTAAATGATATGGTTAGAATATCTAACTATTCATTTGAAATGCATAATAATGTATTAAGAGTATTCCCAGTACCAGGTAGTGGTGGAAATAATGGAAATGCTATTCCATTTACAGCTTCGGACGGAACAATTAGATCAGGATCAGGAGTAGGAAATATGTGGGTTGAATTTATGTTAAAATCAGATAGATCATCTGCATCAATTGTTGAAGCAAGTGAAAAAATTAAATATGTAAGTGGCGTACCTTATAAAAATCCAAAATATCATGAAATTAATTCTGTAGGTAGAAGTTGGATATTTGAATTTACTTTAGCTATATGTAAAGAAGTGTTAGGGTATATTAGAGGAAAATATGAAACTATTCCTATACCAAATGCTGAAATAACATTAAATCAAGCAGATTTAATAGCAGCAGCTAGGGAAGAAAAAGAAGCTTTATTAGCTTCATTAAGAGCGTTTTTTGATGAAACCTCAAGAGAAAAGTTATTAGAAAGAAGAACAATGGAATCTAACTTTGTAATGGAAGAATTAGATAGAGTTCCTCGTGTAATATATATAGGGTAATATGGCGTTATTTGGAACAGCAAGAGATGTAAGTCTATTCAGACATATGAGTAGAGAATTAATGGCTGATATAATTACTGAGCAGTGTGGTTATTATAAGTATAAATTAGAAGAAACTAAAATTAATTTATATGGAGAAGCAGCCCACGAAAAGTATTATATGGGACCTGTTTTACTTAATGTTTTAGTAGAAAGAACAGACAATATATATCCAGAAACAGATTTAGGTACGGATTATGATAAAGAAATACAATTTAGTTTCTTAAGAGATGATTTATTAGATAAAAATCAAGACTTTAATCAATTTGATAATAAAGGTAATAGTTATACTGGACTACCAGGTACAGGTTATGGGGCGGATTTAGTTCCACAAGTAGGGGATATAATTACATATAATGATGGTTATTACGAAGTTCATGAAGTAATAGCTAATCAATATTTTGTTGGTAAAAACCCAGATTATCCTAATAACCCTAACCCAATTAATTTATCAGGAGGTCCTGGTGATTTAAGTGCTTATGGTTCAAGTATATCAATAATATGTAAAGCTCATTATGTACAAGCAGATAAATTAGGTTTAACCCAAGCAAGATATATATAATATGGCAAATCAAAAAACCCCAAGACCTAAAACTCAAAGAGAAATATTATTGAGTAATCCTGTTCAAGATACTTATAAAAATCCTGAAACAGGAGAAACTACGGGTAATCCTAATAGAGCATTTCCTGATAAAAATAGAGCAAATCAAATATCTTTTAGAGATGATACAACTAAACCTTTCTCACTCGGTTTAAAAGAAAATGATGAAGCTATAGTTTATTACATGGAAAATGTAATTAAACCTACTGTTATGCAAAATGGTGTAGTACAAAAGGTTCCAATTTATTATGGTTCTCCCGAAAGATGGGCTCAAGTACAAAAAGAAGGTTATTATAGAGATTTAAAAGGTAAAATAATGATGCCTGTTATTACATATAAACGTAATAATGTAGAAAAAATTAGAAATTTATCTAATAAATTAGATGCTAATGGGCCTAAAAATGTTCAATTATTTCAAAAACCTTATAGCCCAAAAAATCAATATGATAATTTTAATATTTTAAACAATAGAATACCTAAAAAAGAATCATATGCTGTAGTAGTTCCTGATTATGTAAATTTAACTTATGATTTTATCATATCTACTTATTATGTAGAACAAATGAATAAAATTGTAGAAGCAATGAATTATGCTTCTGATTCATATTGGGGTAATCCCGAAAGATTCCAATTTAGAGCCAGTATAGATAATTATGCTACATCAGTAGAAATAGTATCAGCAGGTAATAGATTAGTTAAAACTAATTTCCAATTAAAATTATATGGGTATTTAATACCTGATACTATACAAAAAGAATTAGCATCAGTTAAAAAAGTAAGTAACGCTACACAATTAAGATTTAATATGGAAACTGTATCTAGATTACCAGAAATTAATTATTCAAGAAATCCTAGATTATCAATTCAAAGTAATAATAACCCAGCAAGTTTTGTTGATAAAGCATAATGATAATTATATTTAGTTATATTTATAAAGAGAAAGTGAAATGGCAATAATTTTAAGAGAAAATAAGGGATCAGAATTAACATTTGCGGAAGTAGATGGGAATTTTAAGTCTCTGCTATATGATGTAACTTTACAAGGAAGTGTTCTTAACTTTTATACAAATAATGGTGCTGATGTTTTAAAAACATCTCTCGATTTATCTCTTATACCAGCTTTTAGTGGAGTACAGGTTTATAACGGTAGTACATTAATTGGCTCACAAGTCTCAACGCTTGAATTCACAGGATCAGCAGTTGAAAGTATTACGTTAATAAACGGTACAACAGCTTCAATACAAATAACAAGTTCAGATGCTTTTTCAACATTTCCTTTTAGTGGATCAGCACAAATTACAGGTAGTTTAGGGGTAACAGGTAGTGTAGATATTGATCTTTATAATTATGCTGGCGGACCTACTAATGAATTAAGACTTCATAGTGCTTCATTACAAGATACAACAATAGTATTAACATACAACACAGCTTCAGGAGAAGTAGGTTTTGTAGATGTAGCAAGTGGTACATCAGGTTTTGCTGGTTCTAATGGAACTTCAGGAGCTGCAGGTTCAAGTGCTTCTTCAGGGACACATGGTTCTTCAGGTATTACTGGTAGTAGTGGTAAATCAGGATCTAATGCATCTTCAGGTGCAAGTGGTACTGCAGGTTCATCAGGATCAAATAGTTCAGCTGGAGCTTCAGGTACAAATGGTTCTGCAGGTTCATCAGGTTTAGCTGGTACTTCAGGTGAAGCAGGTTCATCTGGAACTGCAGGTACATCTGGTTCAAAAGGTACAGCAGGACAAGATGGTAATTCAGGAACAAGTGGAGTTAGTGGTGAATCAGGAACATCAGGTACA